GCTGAGTGGCGGGAAAATCGAAATCTTCAAACGGCCTTGCTGATACCTTGCGCTTTTTTCTCTCCAATGGTATTATAAAGAGTTAGGCCATTGACAAGCATTAGAGATTATGCTATGATGTGAGGTGATAGAAAGGCATTTTGCGGGGAGGTGATTGAATGGGAGCCAGGACATTGTTTGGTCGTAGGGTAATCTATGCCGATGTGACCGAGATCAACGACAACAACATCATTGATGTTCTCCAAAAGGCTCTGTTCACTCACCTCATGAACCAGGCGGATATTAACTACCTCTACCGGTATTACAAGGGCGATCAGCCCATTCTTTACCGGAAGAAGGATGTTCGGCCTGAAATCAACAACAAAGTCGTTGAGAATCGGGCCAATGAGATCGTGTCCTTCAAGGTCGGCTACCTGATGGGTGAGCCTGTTCAGTATGTCAGCCGGAAAGATGACAAGGGTATCGCTGAGGCGGTGACCCGGCTGAATGACTACACTCTGTCCGAAGATAAACCCTCCGAGGACGCTGAACTGGCCGAGTGGTGGCACATCTGCGGCACATCGTACAGAATGGTGCTGCCGGACGGCGAAGCTGATCTGGAAGAGGACGAGGCCCCCTTTGAGATTTACACCCTTGACCCTCGCTTTGCTTTTGTGGTCTACTCCACGGCCCTCGGCAATCCTCCCATTATGGGCGTGAAGTATGTCCTCAAAGACGATGGGGTTCTGGTCTTTAGCTGCTATACGGATGACCACTTCTATGAAGTGGAAAATACCTGGGCAATCAGACGAAGCGAAGAGCAGTATTTGGGCATCCCCATCATTGAGTACCCGGCCAACAAGTCCCGGCTGGGTGCCTTTGAGATCGTCCTTCCTCTGCTGGACGCAATCAATACCACGGAGTCTAACCGCATTGACGGCGTGGAGCAGTTCATTCAGTCCCTCATGCTCTTCCACAATGTCGATATTTCTTCCGAAGACTACCGGGAGCTGCGGGACGAGGGCGCAATCAAGTTCAAGGACATTGACCCGCAGTTTAAGGCGGAGATTGAGTATCTGACCGCAGAGCTGAACCAGACTCAGACGCAGACCCTTGTGGACAGTATGTATAACATCGTCCTGACCATCTGCGGTATGCCGAACCGTAACGGCGGCTCTTCTACCAGTGACACCGGCACCGCCGTCATCATGCGTGATGGCTGGTCTGCTGCCGAGGCAAGAGCAAAGGACTCGGAGCGGATGTTCAGGAAGTCCGAGAAGCGGTTTTTGAAGCTCCTGCTTCGTATCTGCCGGGATTTGGGCGATCTGGACTTGAAGCTGTCTGCCATTGATATTCGCTTCACCCGCCGCAATTATGAGAACATCTCGGAAAAGGCCAATGTTCTGACCACGATGCTGAATAACCCGAAGATTGCACCGGTGCTGGCCTTTATTCATTGCGGGATGTTCTCTGACCCCCAGGTGGCTTACAAAATGAGCATGGAGTATGTGGCCGAGCAGGAGGCCAAGGCCGAGAAGCTGGCCGCACAGCAACAGACCAAGGAGGGTGACGAGGGAAATGAACCCGGTCGTAAACCTGACCCCCAAGGCGGTTCAGGAGATCAATGAAATTCTCTCCCGGGGCAAGGGAGTGGAGATTGCCGTGAGGAGCGGCAAAGTGGTGGTATGGGAAACCGTCAGCAAAAAGAAATATGAGGCCGTCATAGAGAGATGACGGTGACAGCCATTACGGGCTATCGGTGAGAGCGGAAACGCTTTTACCGGTAGCCCCTTTTCTTTTGGTTTTAAGGCCGTGAGGCTTTGAATGGTCAGGGAAGACCTTAATCGCAAGGGGAGAAAACCCCACCAAAAACAGAAATCAGTGCTGAGTGAACAGCCTTGTTAAACGCAGGAGGTATTTGTTATGGCAAAGATTGACACCAGCAAGATCGAGGGGTACGCCGAGATGACCCCTGAGCAGAAGTTGGCCGCTCTGGAAGGGTTCGAGTATGAGGACAATTCCGCCGAGCTGGAAAAGCAGAAGAACGCTCTTTCCAAGGCCAACTCCGAGGCCGCCGAGTGGAAGCGCAAGCACAACGCTCTTCTTTCCGAAGAGGAAAAGAAGAAGCAGGAGGACGCTGACAAGCTGGCCCAGATGGAACAGGAGCTTGCCGATCTCCGCAAGGGCAAGACCGTTGCTGACTACAAGGCCAAGTTCGTGTCCCAGGGTTATGACGAGGCTCTGGCCGAGGACACCGCCAAGGCTCTCGCTGACGGCGACAGTGCCAAGGTCTTTGCCAACCAGAGCAAATTCCTCGAAGAGTATGCGAAGAAGGTCAAAGCTGACGCAATCAAGAAGACCCCCAAGCCCGGGGCCGGTTCTGGCTCTGGCGGTGAGGGTGCCGTGGATTACGGCAAGAAGATCGAAGAGGCCCAGAAGAACGGTGATTTCACCGCCGTGGCCTACTACACCCGCCTGAAAGCTCAGGCTGAGGCCGAGGCTCAGGCGAATAACCAGTAAAGGAGAGATTGATTTATGTCCGATACTCTGGCTACCAGTTTCGGGGTACTGAACTACTCCGGTATGCTCTTCAACAAGGGCAATACCCGCTGCCCCCTGTCCTCCATCATCGGCGGCAGAGCCAAGACCACCAACCATGTTGAGTTCGTGACCGGCCAGGAGTACACCACTGGAGGCGGCGCACAGCCCTCTATCAGCGAAACCGCCTCCCTGACCGCTCCCGAGGCCAGCGTCATCACCCGCACCCAGAAGACCAATGTGACGCAGATTTTCATGGAGGCTGTCGGCATCTCCTATGCCAAGCAGTCCAACATGGGAACTCTGTCCGGCCTGAATGTCGCCAACCAGCAGGCCAACCCCATCAATGAGCTGGACTTCCAGGTGGCGGCGAAGATGCAGAAGGTCAACCGGGACATTGAGTTCACCTTCATTCAGGGTACCTACAACAAGGCAACCAGTGATGCTACTGTCAACAAGACCCGGGGACTGGTGGAGGCGGTCACTACCAACACCAAGGCCATGAGCAGCAAGCCCCTCGGCCTGTGGGACATTGCTGACATGGTGAAGAAGATTTACGGGGCCAACGCCCCTACCGATGGCCTGTGCCTGTGGTGTGACGCTACCACGCTGTTCCAGGTCAACGCTGACGCTGTTCAGAACGGCCTGACCGTGGTTCCCGCTGCCCGGGAGATCAATGGCATTGCCCTGTCCAGTGTGGTCACTCCTATCGGCGTGGTCTACCTGTACCTGGGCGAGTGTCTTCCCGCTGGCACCGCTCTGCTGCTGAACCTGAATGTGATCGCTCCCGTGTACCAGCCTGTTCCCGGCAAGGGCAACTTCTTCCTGGAGCCTCTGGCGAAGACCGGTGCCGGTGAGAAGTATCAGCTCTTCGGCCAGATCGGCCTTGACCACGGCCCTGAGTGGTACCACGGCAAGTTCACCGGCATTGCTCAGAGCTTCACCGCTCCCAAGTACAGCCGGAGCGTGTTCATTGCCAACGATACCAGCAATCCCGTGAACACCAAGGAAGTCGGGGCTGGCGGCTAATTTGATGAAAGGTAGGTGAAAAGCCATGACCGATGCTGAGAAGCTGTCCATGTTGAAAACCATGACCGGCGAGAAGGACGAGGATGTGCTTTCCACCTACCTTTCTATCGCTGGCAACAAAGTCCTGAAACGGGCTTATCCCTTTGATACCACCGTGACCAAGGTGCCTGACCAGTACGCCTACAATCAGGTGGAAATTGCGGCCTATCTTCTGAACAAGCGAGGGGCTGAGGGCGAAACGGCGCATAGCGAGAACGGCATTTCCCGCTCCTATGAGGACGGGGATGTGCCTCCCACCCTGTTGCGTGAGATCATTCCCTTTGCCGGTATCGTGCGGAAGGAAGTGGCCCCGTGAGAACGATGGAGCGCAACAAGTCCTCTTACTGGTACCTCCTGTATGACCGTAAAGAGGCGGTCAAGGACGAAGAGGGCAATGAAACGGGAGATACCCGTGTGGTCTACAAAGAGGCCGTGAAGCGGCGGGACAATGTTTCTGCTGCCACCGGTACCGCTCAGGTTGAGCAGTTCGGAAATTTCATCTCCTATGACAGGGTGATCGTCACCGATGACCTCTCCTGTCCGATTGATGAAAATACCGTCCTGTTCATAGACAAGGAGCCTGAGTATGACGATGACGGGAACCCCCTGTATGACTACATCGTGAAGCGGGTCGCCAAGAGCCTCAATTCCATCTCCTACGCCGTGAGCAAGGTGACTGTATCGTGAAGACCATCAAAGTTCCCCTGTCCGTGGCCGGGATTGATAACGCCATTCGGGAGATCGACCGCTATAAGAGCTGGCTGAAAGCAAGGACAAGTGTTCTGCTGGACAGGCTGGCCCAGGAAGGTCTTTCCGTGGCCTCTGCCAATTTCGCAAAGGCGGCGTATGACGGCACCAATGATGTTTCTGTTTCCGTGGAGCAGCGGGAGCAAAGTGTCAGGGCCGTGGTAGCAGTAGGGGCCTCCGTGCTGTTCATTGAGTTCAGCACCGGTGTTGTCTACCCGGACAATCACCCGGAGGCCGCAGACCTCGGGATGCGCCGGGGCGAATACGGGGCCGGTCATGGTAAGCAACCGTCCTGGGGCTACTACGGTGAGCCCGGCACGAACGGAAAAGTTTACGCAAAGGACGATGGTACCACCGTGGTCATCACCCAGGGTAACCCCGCCAATATGTCGATGTACGAAACCGTAAAGCATTTGCAAATGATTTTGCCCGGACTGGCGAAGGAGGTGTTTCGGTGATTGATGTAGAGAGCCAGATTTATACACCGATTGCAGAGGCACTTCGGAAAGCCTTTCCTGAGATCAATGTAAGCGGTGAGTATGTCAAGGCACCGTCTTCTTTCCCTCATGTGAGCATCGTGGAGCAGGACAATTATCCCACGCTGGAACACATGAGCAACGGTGACCGGGAGAAGTTCACCACTCTGATGTATGAGGTGAATGTCTACTCCAACAAGTCCACCGGGAAAAAGACCCAGTGCCGGAGCATCATGAAGGTCATTGATGACCTCATGTATCAGTTCAATTTCACTCGCATTTCCATGTCCCCAATCCCGAATTTGGAGAACGCAAGTATATACCGCCTGGTGGCCCGGTATCGGGCTGAAACGGACGGTGCCAATCTGTATAGGAGGTAAAGTAATATGGCTATTTCCACTTACAAGGTCTTTCTGATGAAGAAGAACCTGCCCGAAACCTGGGCAAAGCTGGTTGACATTAAGGAGTTCCCCGACCTGGGCGGCGAACCCGAGATGCTGGAAACCACCACCCTGTCCGACAATATGCAGACCTATATTGCCGGTATCCAGTCCCTTGACGGTCTGACCTTCACCGCTAACTACGACATGGAGGACTTCCAGACCCTCAAAGCTCTGGAAGGTGAGGAGAACGATTACGCTGTCTGGTTCGGCGGCACCGGTGACGCTGGTTCCCTCACCCCGGACGGCTCCAACGGCAAGTTCTCCTTCAAGGGGCAGCTTTCTGTGTTCCCCGTGGGCGGCGGCGTGAACGAGGTCGTGGATATGAGCATCACCATTGCTCCTTCCACCCCTATCACCTTCGCCGCTGAGTAATCACTTTCGGCCTGAATGATAAGGAGGATTTATCATGGCTAAGACACTGACAATCAAAGACCCCGTTTCCGGCGAGAACTACACGCTGGAATACACCCGCAAGAGCGTTGAGATCATGGAGAAACAGGGCTTCGTGGCCGAGGAAGTTGACCGCAAGCCTATGACCATGCTCCCGGCCCTGTTTGCCGGTGCGTTTATCGCTCGGCACCGCTTCGTGAAGAAGGAGGTCATTGACCGTATCTACGCCCGTCTGCCCCGTAAGGACGAGCTTATCCCGAAGCTGGTCGAGATGTATAACGAACCCATTCTCACTCTCATGGAGGAACCCGCCTCTGACGAGGGTGACGAGGGAAACATGGAGTGGACTGCCAACTGGTAAGCGGGTTGCAGTCCAATGAACGAGGGGGCGGTGGCGTAATGCGCCCCGCTCCCCGTTTCGCTTACACCCAGAAATTCTACGATGTGTTCCCCTACTACCTGGCGATTGGCATGACCCCGGAACAGTATTGGGAGGGGGATTGTGAGCTGGTCAGGTACTACCGAAAGGCCGCTCAAATCCGGCAAGATTTGAAAAATCAGGACGCTTGGTTACAGGGGATGTATGTGTATCAGGCGATTGGCAATCTGGCCCCTATCCTCAGAGCCTTTGCGAAGAAGGGAGTCAAAGCCATTCCCTATCCCGATCAGCCCTTTGCCTTTGACACCAAGCAGAAGGACGAACGGCAGGAGGCGAAGCGGGAAAAGCAGGATGAAAAGGCGAAAGCCTACTTCCAGGCATTGGCCCTGTCGCTCAACAAGAAATTTCAGGAGAAAGGTGGTGGCGTGAATGGCTGATAATGTGGAAATTCAGGGTTTGGAATTTCAAATTCAGGAGAACAGTGCTGATGCGGTAACCGGTCTGAACAATCTGAAAAAGGCCCTGAGTGGGTTGAAGACGGTTTCCGTTGGTAGCGCAAACAATTTGAGCAAGACTGCCACGGGTATTCGTGAATTGACCAATGCCCTGAAAGGCTTGAACACCGGTGACGCTTCCCAGAAAATCAATCGCCTTGCTACCGCTTTAGCGGCTCTGGGGAACCTCAGCAGTTTTCGTTCTACCACCAACTCCATCGTCAAATTAAATTCCGCATTAACTCAGTTAAAGTGGACGGACGGGGACAAATTGGCAAGTCTGGCTAATGGTTTGCGCCCCCTGTCCGAATTGGACAAAGCACATCTGACCAGCTTCATCAATCAGCTCGGGAAGCTGCCCGGGGTGATTAACGAGTTGGAAAAGGCGGACATTGATAAGTTCACCCGGCAGATGAAAGATTTGTCCGCTGCCATGAAGCCTTTTGCCGATGAAATGCAGAAGGTTTCCAATGGCTTCTCGGCTTTCCCCTCTAAAATTCAGAGGATTATTGCCAGCACAAACCGCTACAACGGCACTGTGAACAAGGCTGCTTCCGGTACCCGGGCATGGTCTGAGGCTCTGGCCGGTATCAAGCTCTCCACGGTGATCTACGCCTCTAACCGCATTGGTGCGGTCATTGCCGAGTATATGTATGAAGCCTCCGAGTGGGAGGGCATCATGTACCGCTTTGGCCGAGCGTTTGGAGAAGAGGCGGAAGAGAACTACAAGTGGATATTGAAGCTCAACTCCGAGTTGCAGATCAATGTCCAGAAGTTCATGCAGTATGCGTCCATCTACGGCACTATGCTGAAAGGCTTTGGTGTCGCTCAGAAGGATGCTGCCGCCATGGCAATGAATTACACGGAACTGACCTATGACATTTGGGCCGGTTACAACGACATTTACAAGACCTTTGAGGACGCTGCCATTGCTGTCCGCTCCGCAATCGCCGGTGAGGTAGAGCCTATCCGCAGAGCCGGTTTCACCATCGTGGACTCTCAGTTGAAGATCACGGCGGCAAACTATGGCATTGCGTACAGTACCCAGAGTGCCAGCGAGGAATTGAAGTCCTATTTGCGCTACCTGACCCTGATTGACCAGGCAAGGGCGCAGGACTTGATTGGCACCTATGCCCGGGAGATGACCACCGCAGAAGGTCTTATGAGAACCTTGCGGCAGCAACTCGCTTCTCTTTCTCAGGCATTTGGCTCCTTCCTGCTTCCCGCTCTGGTGAAGGTTCTGCCCTATGTGCAAGCCTTTGTGGAGCTGATTGGAGAGGCCATTGCGGCCCTCGCCCAGCTCTTCGGCATTGACCTGAAACCGGTAGATTTCAGCAGCGGCGTGAACGCCGGTGCCGCTGGTGCCGGGGCCATGGCTGACAACCTGGAAGACGCTTCTGGTGCCGCAAAGAAGTTGAAGCAGTACACCGCTGGTTTTGACGAGCTGAATGTCTTTGACCCCAATCAGGGTTCCGGTGGAGCCGGTATCGGTGCCGGTGGCGGCGGTAGCCTTGAAGGGATGTTCGACATTGACAAGCTGTGGGACGAGAGCATTTTCAACAGCATCAACAGCCAGGTTGACGAGCTGAAAGAGAAGTTGAAGGATGTGCTGGCTACTGTCACCAGTATTGCCGCTGGCATCCTGGCCTGGAAGGTCGCCAAGGACTTCTTGACCGCTCTGAAACTGCTGAAAGAGCTTGGCTCCAAGGGCTTTGCTTTCAAGCTCGACTTCCAGGTACTCGGCCTCGCAATGTTCCTGGCAGACTTGAAGGAGTTTGAGCGGTACCTGAAAGATTTCCTCGACAACGGCCCCACCTTCCAGAATGTCGCCGGTATGATTAGTTCCTTTGCCGGTATGGTCGGTGACGCACTGATTATGCTCGGCAACCTGAAAGTCGGCGGTGCGCTGAAAGTCATCCAGGGCATCGGAGAGATCGTCATTGGTATCAGCGATATAGCTGCCAACGGCCTCAATGTGGACAATGCTCTCACGGTTGTCCGGGGTTTAACCAATGTCGCAATCGGTATCGGCGTGTTCACCGGCAATATCAAGCTGGCGGCATGGAGCGTGGCAATTCAGGGGTTCACCACCATCATCCGGGAGATCGCCACGAATTGGGATGCAATCAAGCAAGGCGATTGGAGCGGCGTGGATAAAGTGGCCCTTATCATCGGCGGTCTGGAAATTCTGGGCGGTCTGGTGGTCGCTCTGGATGTGTTCTCCAAGCTGAAAGGCATTACCAACCTGGGCAAAGCCACAACTGCCATGAACACCCTCACCACGGCCACCGACACGATTGATACCACCGTCAGCACCGGCCTCTCTCCCAAGCTGACCTCCCTGGCAAAGAACCTCGGTTTGGTGGTCGGCATCGTGGCCGAAGTATCTGCCGCCGCAATCATCGTGGTAGGTGCAATCGCCATCATGGGCCATGAGCTGGATGAAGTCGGAAAGGCATGGCAACCGGTCATTGAGAACGGAGCTACCGTAGCCACGGCAATCGGTCTGGGTGCTGGCATTCTGGGCGCAGTCGGCCTTGCCGCTTATGCCCTGGGTACCGGAGGCAAGACCATAGCTGTGAACATCGGCCTTGGCACCGCAATCCTGTTGGAGCTGGGGGTGGCAACCGGGTTGTTCCTGGTTGAAATCTGGGCCGTAGGCAAGGGGCTGGACGAGATCGGTCAGGCATGGCAACCGGTTCTGGATAACGGTGAGCAGATCGCCACCGCAATCGGAGTCGGAACCGGCCTCCTGGTGGCGGTGGGTGCAGCAACCGCCGCTCTCGGTGCTGTCACTATCGGTACTGCGGGTCTGCTTCCTGCGGCGATTGCCGTGGGTACCGCCATCCTGGCGGAAATGGCCCTGGCCTGTATCGCCCTGGTGGAAAGCCTGAAAAATGTGGCGAACGAGCTGAACTTCAATTTGGCTCCCGCTCTTCGTGATCTGAACGGCACTCTCCCGCAACTGACCGAGGATATGTCCGATTTCGTGGACTTCATGACCATCTTCGCCGGGGAGATCAGTTCCTACACTGACTCCATGGGCGGCATCACCTGGGACAGCATCGTGAGCGGCTTCCAAAGGCTGTTTGCGGGTAATCCCATCGGGGACTTCTCGGATGATGTTCACACCATCTACACGGACACCCAGAGTTTGAACACGGAGCTGCGTCTTGCCAACCCTGAACTGCAAACGGCGGTGACCCTCCTGACGCAGTACGCCGCTCTGATGAAGCAGCTCGGTATTCTCACCCAGGAGAACGGGACGAGCAATCTGTCTACCGGTATCTTCACCAACCTCAAAGTCTGTGGTGAGCAGCTTGTCACCGGCTTCTCTACCGGCATGACGAACAAAATGCCGCTCATTCAGGCCAATGTTCAGCAGATGAAGACCACCCTGGACACCAACTTCAATACCCTGGTGAACGGGGTCGTGCAGAAGTGGGAAACCGGCCTGACTACCATGCAGACGGACTTCACCACCTTCACCGCAAACACCCTCGCAAACTTCCTTTCGTTCCAGGCCCAGATGAATACCGGAATGACGGACTTCACCACCGTCTTCCCGATTGGCTGGTCGAATATGTGGAGAGGCATGACCAATATCGCAATCGTCCAGTGGAATAGTGTCCTGACCGTTATGGAGAAGGGCATGAACAACGCCGTCCGGGCAGTCAACAATGTCATTCGGGAGATCAACCGCACTTCCTGGATTACCGGTATCAGCCTGGGCTATATCAGCCGGGTCAAGGTAGACCGTATTCAGTATATGGCTGACGGCGGTTTCGTGGACGAAGGGCAGCTCTTCATTGCGAGAGAGTCCGGTGCTGAGATGGTCGGTGCCATGGGACGGCGTACCGCTGTCGCCAACAATGACCAGATTGTGGAGGGCATCTCCGCTGGCGTGTCTGTCGCCAATGACGGCGTGATCGCCGCTATCTACGCACTCATGAACATCATTGAGGATAAGGACTTGTCCGTGTCCATCGGTGATGATGTAATTGGTCGGTCTTATGACCGGTACAGCAGAAACAGAGGTGTCCGTGTGAACAGCGGAGCATTCTCGAACGCTTACTAAGGGGGTAGGGATATATGGCTTCTTTCATCAAGATCAACGGTCGTGATTATCCCTGCCCCCGAAGGGGGCTTAACCTCATGACCGCTACCATCGTGGACTCCGCCCGGAACGCAAACGCCGTGGTGGTGGGCCAGGTGGTGGGCCGTGAGCAACAGAAACTTGATAGGTTGGAATGGGCATACCTGACGGCGGAACAGTGGTCGAGCATCTTGAAGGAGTTCAAAAACTTCTATGTGACGGTCACTTACCCGGACATGGTGAACAACACCTGGACTACCCGGAAAATGTACCCGGGTGACCGAACCGCAGAGCCTTTCCACATTGACCCCGTTACTCAACTCCCAATCGACTACATCAACTGCAAGGTCAATCTGATTGATTGTGGAGAACCGTTCTAAGGAGGTGGCCCATGAAAGCTGTAAGTAATGCTTACAAGTCCAGCATGAAGTCCATCCTCCGCAATCGCTCCTTCGTAGAGGTATCTTTCGGCAATGTGGACGCTGCGGCGGCTACTGACGGTAGCTGGGGAAGCAACGGGGCGCAGAGCTATTCGGAGTTCGACACCGTTGACTATAACTTCGACTACCAGGAGTCCTATGCCGCCCTGGAACTGAACCGGTGGGCCTTGGACGGCAACACGGTCATCGTCCCGGCATCCGGCACCAAGTATGACGGGTTCATTTCGAGCCACATGAGTAATGCGAACGGGGAGTTCACCGTGAGTGCGGTCATGACGAAGACCTTCTCCAATCCCCATGAATTCCCCGGGCTGACCCTCACCTTTGACACCCGGTATCAGGAATGGCCGGAAACCGTGACTGTGGAATTTTGGCTTGACGGCTCCGTGAAGGAAACCGTCACGCAACCGGTGACCGGAACCAAAGTGGTCATCGGGGCAAAGGCGGAGTCCTCGGATAAAATCACGATCACCTTCGGGAAATGCTTGCCCTACCGCCGTCCCCGGCTGGAACAGGTTCTCTACGGTGTGGAGATGATCTTCGGAAACAAGGACATTGTTTCCATCAAGCAGAGCCACGATGTAGACCCCCTAAGCCGTAGGCTCCCGAAAGAGGTCATGGAGTTCACCATCATCGACCTTGAACACAATTATGACCCGGATAACCCGGTTGGCATCTACTCCTATGTGGACAAAAACGCCCCTATTTCCCTCCGATATGGCTATGAGCTGCCGGACGGGGAGGTGGAGTGGATTAAGCCGGATAAGTACCTCCTGACCGGCAAGCCCCAGACCAAGAATAACCAGGCCACCTTCTCCTGTACCGGCCTGATCGGCAGTCTGAGCGGTTCCTTCTACAAGAGCAAGCTGGGGAACAAGAACCTTTACGACATGGCCGAAGAGGTTCTGATGGACGCAAACCTGACCCTGACAGAACATGGTACCCACCCCTGGGTCATCGACCCCACTTTGAAGCAGATGTTTACCACGGCGGCTCTGCCCATTGACACCCACATGAATTGTCTGCAACTGATCGCCCATGCTGCCCGGTGCCGCCTCTTCACGGACGATGACAACATCATCCACATCAAGCCCTTCGGAGTGACGGTGACCGGCATTTACAGCGGTGAGTGGTCGGACAACGGCCATCTCTGGTACAGCGAGTGGGACACGGTGGACAGGGGCAATCAGGTCGGCAACACCTATTGCACTTTGGAGCTGAACCGGTGGACGCTGGACGGACAGGCTCAGGTCATAGTACCTGATGAAGACCCTTCCGGCAGAGGGTATATCAGCGAGGCCATGACCGGCGCAGAAGGTAGCTTCACCACCGCCCCGGTCTTCACCAAGGAGTTTGATGTATCTCACGATCTCCCGGTGGTGGCAATCCGTTTTGACACACCTCTGAATGAGTACCCGTCCTCTGTCCAGGTCAAGTATTACCGCAATTCCACGCTTCTCGACACCCAGACGGTGAGTGAGATTGACTCCGCCGAGGTCTTTGTCAGCAGCAACCTTGCTTTTGACTGTACGAAGATTGAGGTGACCATGTATGGCAATCTCCCATACCGCAGAATGAGAGTGAGCAAGGTGTACTACCGGGAAACCGACTTCACCCTGGACTTCTCTTCCATTGCAGAAAAGAGCCAGTCGATCAGCAAAATCGACCAGCTCAAAGCGGTAACTGTGGCCCGGTATGCGTACACCGCAGACAGCGAGGCCCAGAAATTGTATGAGGAAACGACCACCAAAACACAACTCCATGTTGAGTTTTCTGGTCTGGCACAAGATATTCAGATTTCGGTGAGCGGCGGAAGCGTGGTATCTCAGGCGATCTACGCCCGGGCAGCGGATTTGGTGTTATCCTCCGGCACCAAGACCGTGACCATTACCGGAAAAACCCTTTCCGAAAACTCGGTGGTCGTTTCCTACCCCGTAGCTTTGGAAGGGGAAGTGGACAAGGAGGAAAACCCCCTTATCACCAACGATACCATGTGCAATGCCCTGGCCGACCATGTGAAGAGCTATCTGACCATGCGGAACACCTACGATGCTGACTACCGGGGCAACCCGGAAATGGAAGTGGGTGACATTATCGGCTTGCAGACGGCCTACACCCCTGAGATGGACGCACTGATCTTGGTGGATGAAATCACATTCAACGGCTCTCTGAGCGGAAAGATGAAGGTGAAAGGATTGATATGAGCGTCATTGATACTTTGGTCTATGACCGCACACAGGCCGATGTGGAACGGGTTTTCACCTTGAAGAACAAAATTCTCACGGGAGGGCTGACTGCCCTCTCCGTTGAGGAAAAGGCCGAGTACATGGCCGGAATGAAGGGTGCCTACAACTACACCGACATGAACAGAGTGGGTCAGGCGGTAGAGTACATTGCCGACCGAATGACCTCTCTCCCGGAAGAGCTGGCGGCATACCGAGCGGAGAAAGGAGTAGCAGATGACCCGATCTATCTGGTTCCCTACAATCCCTCGTCCGTTGTGGTGTCTGCGAAAACCGATTGGGCCATGGGGGACACGCCCACGCAATCGCTTGTGGCTGCGTTCCTCAACAACCTCACGGTTCTTCGGAAACAGCTCACCCTTCCTTCGGATGCTCCGGCTGTTCCGGCCACTTTAGACAACCTGACCTTTCAGGTCGCCAATAACATCGAATATCTGCTATATGTCATCGACACGGCCCTGACCGAAGTGGAAACGGAGCTGTATTCCAAGATCGACCACACCGTGGCCGCTTTCCAGTACGCCAATCTGTGCAATAGCGGAGATTAAAGGAGGATAACATGAAAGATACTGTCATCAAGGGAACGGGGACTTCCCGAAAGCTAAAGGCTCCGGCCACAATGCCGGAAACCTTTGACGAGTGGCGCAATCAGCTTTTGGCTGGTACCGCCACCGTGGACATTTCGTTGAACCCCGCTGGGTGTGATGTGGTCGGCACCGCACTGACCAAGGAAACGCTGCTGAAAGACGCTACGAAGACCGCACTGGAACTGAGCCAGTCCGACCCCACGGTGGATGACGCTCTGTACGCTCTCAGCCAGAAGGGTTCTCCTGCCGAGGTTCATGTGATTGCCGACAATGGCACCCAGGTCACCATGACCAAGGGCGGTAAGACCCTGACCGCTATGGTGTCCGGGGGCGAAGCGGTTCTCTATCCTTCGGAGCTGGGAGAGTGGACGATCAATTACACCTACAACAGTTCCTCGAAGAGTAAGAAGTGGACACTGGAAGTCATCGGAATTGTCACCGTGTACCCCTTCACGATCAACGGCACCCTGGAACAGACGAGTTGGACGGATATTGCCCTGTGTTCGCAGTTCAAACAGGCGAAAAACTACTTCGCCGTTGGTGACAGGAAGACCGTCAATATCGGTGGAACGAACTATCAGGTTCAGATCATCGGCTTTGACCATGACAACCTTGTTTCTGGCGGAAAGGCCGGTATCACTTTCCAGCTTGTGGACTGCCTGAACCAGACCCAGCAAATGAACACCAGCAACACCAACAATGGCGGCTGGAACAGCTCTGCCATGAGAGGCAGAATGTCCACCTACAAGGGCCAGCTCCCTTCCGATCTCCGCTCTGCCATCAAGACGGTACAGAAAAAATCTGGCACCGGTGGCGGCTCTTCCAGTGGCACACAGAATACCAATGATGACCTCTTCCTGCTGTCCGAGATTGAGATTTTCGGCAGCACGACCTATTCAGTTGCCGGTGAGGGTACTCAGTATGAGTATTATGCTGCCGGTAATTCCACCATCAAGAAGGTTAATGGTTCTGCGAACTCCTGGTGGGAGCGGTCGCCTTATTCCGGCAACGCCGACAGTTTCTGCTATGTGGACAGTTCGGGCGGCGCCAACCGTAACTACGCCAACAACAGTTATGGCGTGTCCTTCGGCTTCTGCGTTTAATCCAATATCTGTATAATCCCGCCCCGGAAGGGGCGGCGTAGGAGGGTAAATCATGTCAGTCATCAAGGCCATGCGTGGCGAGAGTACCATGCAGTTTGTAGATACCGCAAGGAAGTTGGAAGCGCATACCTTCTCGGTGGTCACCAAGGCCCCCAAGCGGTACGGCCCCTATCTCCTTTACAAGCTCATGGCTCTCGCCACCACGGTTCATGACGAGGTTCGGGCAGCGAACAATATCTATCCGAAGAACCAGCATGAGGCTCAGATGCGCCGGGACTGCCTGACGAGAGCCAACATTGCCCTCCAAAATCTCAGCCCGAAACTGACCTTGCTCTACGATGCTATTCTTCAAAACCCTGAGAAATGCCCCTGGATTGACCATGCCATACAGGAGTTTGGGGAATACATCGTAGAGGAAGCGAAGCTGATCGCCAAAGTGAAGAAAGCTGACAACGAGAGGTTCAAGAGCCTCCCGGCGTGAGTTTTCAGATATGGGTCAAGTCCTGTAATCCTTGCTTGTTCTGCGAACAACTGGTGGGAGCGGTCGCCTAATTCCGGCAACACCAACAATTTCTGCAATGTGAACAGTTCGGGCAACGCCAACAATAACAACGCCAACAACAGTAATGGCGTGTCCTTCGGACTCTGCAACTTCGTATAGGTCAGTCGTAGTAGCCCCTTTGGGTGAAATCAGAACCTTTTGCAGAGGGAGGACTTGTACCCTGCCGAAAGGCTAAAACATCCGGGCATATCGCCTGAAATATGCCCATTCCGGCAACGGGAGTTTCCGATGTGGTCAGCCGGACGCTGCTTGCATGGTGAGCGATTGTACGGTAGCTCATTTCATGGCTGGTACCACTATGCAGTTATAACCCGTACCCTACAACAAGACTGTACGGAGGGAACCCTTTTTATGACAAGCGAGGAACGGAGAGAAATCCGTTATCAACGCCGGAAAGCGAAAAGGGACGAGGTCCGACTCAAACGAAGCATGGCCTGTGGTGATTTCGATGAAGTCTTTTCGTTCCGGCATCTATATCTCTCAGCGAAAAAGTGTTGTAAAGGAGTGTATTGGAAAAGTTCGACTCAGCGGTATATCGGTGATCTGATACCGAATGTGGCCCTCACCCTATTGTCCCTGAAAAACGGCACTTTCATTCACCGAGGGTTCCATGAGTTCTACATCATGGAGCGAGGGAAGAAACGGCACATCCGGTCTGTCCACATCTCGGAGCGGACGGTTCAGAAGTGCCTATGTGACTACTGCATTGTTCCGATCTACTCCGCCTCTTTCATCTACGACAATTCCGCCAGCCTGAAACACCGGGGAATGGACTTCGCTCTGCGGCGCATGGTCTATCACCTGGAACGACACTTCCGCAAACACGGCCTGAGCGGCGGCATCCTGATATACGACTTCAAGAGCTTCTTCGATGACGCTCCCCATGCCCCGCTACTGCGGGAAGCGGAACGGCGGCTCCATGATGACCGTGTTCGGGAATTGCACAACAGCTTTATCGCAGACTTCGGCCCCGTGGGCCTCGGCCTGGGCAGTCAGATCAGCCAGACAAACGCTCTGTTGTTGCCAAGTCCGGTTGACCACTATTTCAAAGAAGTCCTGGGGATTGAAGGGTATGCCCGGTACATGGATGACGGCTATGCCATTCACGAAGACCTGGACTACCTGAAAGGTGAATGTATGCTCGGGCTGGAAGAGGTCACACGGCATCTGGGACTGCGGCTCAACTGGAAGAAGACCCGGGTAATTCCTCTGGCCGATTTCTACCGGTGGTTGAAGACCAAGTTCATCATCACCCCGCAAGGTAAGGTGATTTTGAAGATGAACCCTCATTCCACAAAGCTCATTCGGCGCAAACTCCGCTCCTTCCACGGGAAGGTCGAACGAGGTGAAATGGCTCTGTCGGACATCCGCAATTCCATTGACAGCTACCACGGACACATGAAGCGAGGCAACAGCTTCAAGGTGAGAGAGCGCACCAATCAGTATTTCAAATCCATGTTTGGCTTCTATCCGAATAAGAAAGGTTGGGAAAGCAATGTATCGAATGTTCAAAGGCAAAGATATTCTGGCTACGGTCACGAACCCGGTCTGGGTCAGAAAGCAGGATAACGGCTGCTATGGCCTCTGCAACGAGCAGGAGGCCCAGGGTGTGGTCGTGGAGGGTACCGTGTACCATCTGGCCGGTAGGGATGCTCTGGACGGCGTGGAGAGCATTGAGATGACCGAGATCAGCGAGGTCACCTACCAGAAGGAGCAGGAGGCCATTCTTCAAAGAAAGGCCGACCAGGAGGAAGTGGACGCTATTGCGGCGGCGATTGAAAGGGGGCTTGCGCTGTGATGAACAAGAAGATGTTGGATGCTCTGGCAAGTGCAATCTATGTGTCGAAGCTGAGTCTGGCCGGTGAGGCCGTCAAGGAAGATGACCAGAAGATCAGGGCGGCGGGACTGTACCCTGACTGGGAGGCCGGAAACCATTCCCGGGGAGAAATCTACAATACCCACTCCGGGGGCAGTCTGGGCGGCGAGTGGGAACAGACCTGGGAGTGCTATCAGGCTTACGACAACGCCACTTACCCCGGGCTGATTCCCGGTGACCCTTCCTGGTACACCTTCAACCGGCCCCTGCATGGCAAGACCAAGGAAACGGCCCGTCCCTTTGTCCCTGTCCAGGGAGCGCACGATATGTACCACACTGGTGAGTACATGATCTTTACGGACGGGAAAGTGTACCGGTGCAAGCAGGACACCAACTTCTCTCCCACCGATTACGCTCAGGCTTGGGAGGTAGTGGAATGACGGAGGCAATCATTGTAGCTATCATCACGGGTGGACTGGCTCTGCTTGGCACCATCTATTCCAGCAACAAGACCGCTCAGACCATGAACGCCAAACTGGACAGACAGCAAGCGGTTACGGAAACGAAGCTGGAAGACCTCACCCGTGAAGTCCGTGAACACAACAATTTTGCCAAGCGTATGCCCGTGGTAGAAGAGCAAATCAAGGTCATTAACCATCGTATTTCCGACCTGGAAGAGTTTCACAAGCCCGATTGACTGAACATTTTCAGTGCATCTACTAATTATTTTCAGTGGTCAATAGTGAGTTTAGTGAATGATTTTAAGTTTTTGCTATAAAGTCCCCTTAGAGAGCGTCCCTATAAGAGAGTTTATGGTAAAAATCGAAAATGGGTCACTAAACTCACCAAAATAGAAAGGAGAAGCATCATGGAAACTATTATCAAGCGTCTGTCCAATCTGCTGTCCGTCAAGTCCCTCGTGACCCTTGTGCTGACCGGTGTATTCGCTTTTATGGCTTGCACCAACCAGATCAGTCAGGACTTCATGACCATCTATGCCGTCATTATCGCTTTTTACTTCGGCACTCAGAGCCAGAAGACGCAGGATCTTTTGGATGATAATAAGGGAGGCAAGTAAGCCATGATGAAAGCAAGTGAGCTGGTCAGCAAGGCCATTGACATTGCCAAGAACGATAAGACGCTGTATGTCATGGGGTGCTTCGGTGCCCCCATGACTGCGGCCAATAAGAAGCGGTACACCACCAATCATTCCTACAACAAGGCTGCGGCGAGGGTCAAGATGATTAACGCCGCTTCTGAGGACACCTTTGGGTTTGACTGCGTGAACCTTATCAAAGGCATTTTGTGGGGCTGGTGTGGCGACAAGAGTAAGACCTACGGTGGAGCCAAGTACGCTTCCAACGGTGTTCCCGATATTGGGGCAGATAAGATGATTACCACCTGTCCTGATGCGTCTGCTTCCGGCTGGGCCAGCATGGAACCCGGCGAGGTGGTATGGACTACCGGCCACATCGGTATCTACATCGGTGAGGGTCTGGCTGTCGAGTGTACGCCTAAGTGGAAGAACTGTGTGCAGATCACGGCGGTGGGTAATATCGGTTCCAAGGCCGGATATAACACCCGCACTTGGAAGAAGCATGGTCACATTCCCTATGTCGAGTATTCCGGGAAGGTAGATACTCCGGCTGCGGCTCCTGACAAGAAGCCGTCCACTCCCACCTCCGGTAAGGAGGTCAAGGGAACTGGTGTCGCTACCAAGTTCGACAAATCCCTGGCCGGAACCTATACGGTGACTGCCGGAAGCGGTCTTAATGTCCGCAATGCCGCTGGCACCAATCAGGACATTTTGGTGTCTATCCCGAAGGGAACGAAGGTGCAGAACTACGGCTACTACACGCCCCAGGGCGGTGTGAACTGGCTCTATGTTAAGTTCACCTACCAGAATATGACCTATACCGGGTTCTGTTCTGCGGCCTATCTGAAAAAGTGAGGGTGGTATCAATGAGCGGCAAGCGGGTTGCCACGAAACCGAAAAAGAAAGTGAAAAAGCGTACTCTCTTCACAATCTTTTCCATGTTCAATCTGTTTTGGTACACAATCGCCGTTCTGGTCGCTAATTTTCACGACCACATGATTTCCTCGGAATTGACGGTGGCCTGGTTCTCTGCGTGGACGGTTGAGCTTGCCTTGCTCTTTGGTATCAAAATCAAGGACAAATCTTCTGATGAAAGTGCAGGGTAATCATGCAGACCTTAAAGGATTTGACGCTGGACAAGCTGATAAATCTCTATGAGGGTGCGGTAGTCCATGACAGGAAACAGATTGAGGAATGGGATGGGCACCGTGGAACACCTATTTACGAGATCAAACAGCGGACATTGGCGCAGGACAAAATGATTTTGGGTGCGCTGAAATGCGCCAGGGCAAACGGGTTTACCGGAGAATAAGGAAGACACCCTCTACCGTTATGGTAAAGGGTGTCTTTTTGTTTGAACGAATATCTTTCCCCATACAATGTAGGGTTCGGATATGCGCTCAATGGTGGACTCTAACCCCTCAAATCCGAACCCTTTTGTACCGGAGGGGTCAATGCGGAAAGTCTTACTCTTACAAGAGGTCAGGTTGTATGCGGTGGTGATGCGGAAGCCGTCAGGCTCGTCCCATACGGTGACAGAGTTCACCATGAGGTCAATGATGATACGCCGGTACCGTTCGTCTTCAATGCGGCCTCCCTTAAACTCAGTCAGCCAGTACACGATTTGGCTCCGCTCAATTTTACAGACATACTTCTCTTCTTCGGCCAGGAGCCGGAGAAGATTTTTCTTTTCCTTCTCCAATTCCATGAGCCGGTTCATGAGAGCGTCAGAGGCAACACCTTTTTCGATGGCCTTTGTGATGTTGGCAATGCCGCTCTCTGTTTCCTTCATCCGCTCGGTCAGCTCAGGAATACGGGTATTCTCACGCAAGTCCTGTTCGGTCTGGGAGATCGCCATATCAGCCATTTCCTGAATAGTGTCATCAGTCAGCAGCTCCATGGCATCCTGCGCCACGATGTACTCTATCCAGTCCTTCTTCAATGGCTTTTTATCGCAAGCGTGTTTCCGCTTCCGGGTGTAGCAAGTGTAGTAGTTGTAGATAGCCCCGGTCTTACTGGTGCCGCTTTCCCCGTTCATAGAGCCGCCACAATGGCCGCAGAAGAGCTTTCCGGCTAAGAGGTAATCTACCTTGGCCTTACCCCTTGCCGGGGCTTCTGCGTTCTTAGAGAGCCTACGGCCCACCGTTTCAAACAGCTCCTTGTCGATGATGGCCGGAACGCCGTCCTCCACTTCAATGTCCTTGTAGGTGTAGACCCCGATATACCGCTTATTGCGGAACATGGACTTGAAGCTGTTCCGGTTAAATTCAACTCCCTTGGCTGTACGGTAGCCCTTGGCATTGAACATCCGGCAAATGTCTGCAACGGTTTCCCCATTGGCATATAGCTCAAAGGCTTCCTGGACGATATGGGCGGTGGCCGGATTGATGACCAGTTTGTGATCTTCAATCTTGTACCCGAGGGGAACATGGCCTCCGATGCTGTGGCACTTCAAGGCCGACTCTCTCATGCCCCGGGTGATCTTCTGAGAGAGGTCAGCAGAGTAAAACTCGGCCATGCCCTCTAACACAGCTTCAAGGATAATACCCTCTGGTTTCTCGGAAATGTTTTCGGTGGCAGAGATGACCTTTACGCCGTTCTTCCTGAGCCGGAACTTGAAGAGTGCGCTGTCTGTCCGGTTCCGGGCAAAGCGGTCGAGCTTCCAAACAACCACATACTCCCAGGGTTTTTTCTCGCTGTCCCGTATCATCTCCTGGAAGTGAACTCGCTTCTCTACATCTTTCCGGGCGGTGGTAGCTCGGTCTACATAGATGGCGGTAATGCGGTAGCTATTCAGTTTGCAAAAGGTTCGGCAATCACGGAGCTGCCCTTCAATGGATTGTTCCCGTTGCCGTTCAGAGCTGAACCGGAGATATAAACATACATCGGTGTCCCCTTCAAAAAGTGTGGAAGGGTCTTGCCGGAACTGGTCTATCTCTTCTTCGGTCAGCATGGAGAGGTCAATGGGAAATTTCGTGATTTTCATAGCGTCTTTCTCCATTCAGATAGGTCGATGATCTTAGCCGATAGCAGAGTCTTTCGTTGGATTTGTTTTTTCTTTTTGTGTTCGGTCATATTCATTCATGGCTAATTGGATTATGCGCAGTTGACCAGGTGCATCACAGTTTTCAAAGAAGAATAAAAGAGTCTGACAAAATTCAGGAATATTGATGTTTTCACCATCAAGCGGCTTTTTCCGTAAGTCCGTAGCAATTTCCGGGAATAAACGCTCTTTCAAAGTTATGTCGGGGTCATCGGTTTCACCCTTTAGGTATGCTATTGATACATTGAAATACTCAGCAATCTTCAATAGGGTAGTATTGCGAGGTAAAGAATTTTCAGTCCATTTGCTATATGCACTGTTTGATAAACCAATAGCTTCACATACCGCTGCTGGGGAAATTTTGCGTTCATTACATAATTGCTCAAATCTCGTTTTGAACATACTGTGTTCCTCCGTAAAAGCCTCTTATATAAAATACGAAAACTACGAAATTGCCTATTGACAAAGTACGATAACTACGATATACTCATATCAACAACGAAAGTTACAAAACAGGCAACAACAATCCGAGGGGTCAAATCTCTTTCTTTGAAAAGAAATTCGGCTCCTGTGTCAAAAGGAAATCGCTAATGCTTATTGTACTGTGGCAAGTTCAGTATAGCATAAGAGATTTTCCCTTGCAAGGATTATTTATAACTTTAGTTGTAATTCAAAGAAAGGAGGTCGCATGATGGCGGGAACCCCCACACCTCGTCCGTACTGGACTCCCGATACTCCGGTTATCCGGCTGACTGAGCAGGAGCGCAAGAGCTTTCGGGCGCAGATCAGAGAGCTTGTCACCGGTGAGAGCCTGACATTCACCTGGCTCATTCGGCAGCTTTCCGATGAAGGGTTGATGACGGACAAGTACGAAATGTCCGCCACTCTCTCTGGTGTCCGTACCGGTGAAAAGGCAGACGAAATTCTGCGCCGCTCCCTCGACATTCTGCAAAAGTACCGGATGCGGATGGGGTCATGCGGAGAGCCGTGAGTGCTTTCGTACCGGAAGTACAAGCCCAGGCCAGAGCCGCAAGCCTGTTGCTGGTTCAGATCGTACGGGAGTATTTCACTGACCCCGTACACAGGGCCGAGTTTGAGGACTGGTACCGAAAGAAGACCGGAGAAGAGTATGTGTGGAAGAAGGTAACAGAATGAAACGGGTATTCGGAACCCTGGCATTTCTCTCCTTTTTCTGGCTGTTGGGGTTGGTTGGTGCCATTGAGCAGAACATGATGGCCCTCGGCACCGGAACGCTTTACATGGTCATTGCCCTGGCTCTCTTCTATGTCTTCTGCAAGCTGGCCGGAGCGTTTGACCCCTACATTCCCCAGAAAAAGAAAAGCCGCAGACGGGAGTGCAGTCCCATCCACGGCAAGCGTAAAAGCTCACTCTGATTATATCAGACATTTCGGAAAATGCAAAGGAGATTTTCACATGAAAGAGATCATCTCTCAGCTCTCCGCCGAGTTTGAGCGGATGGAGAAAGAGAATATCACCTTGAAGAAGGAGCTGGACGGCCTGAAAGCCAAGCAACAGACGCACAATCTCTGGGCGGCTTCTCCCCTGAGTGTCATGCTCAACCACCGGTTGGAGGCGGCTTCCTTCTCCCTCATGGCCCGTAAGACCCCGGAAGACATGAGCTGGCGGCAGATCAAGGAAATCTGTGACAGCGGCCTCGCTCAGATGATGTTCCGGCTCGGTGACCAGAAGACCGTCAAGTTGAAGAACGGTGTGACCATCAAGGTTCAGATCATCGGTTTCTACCACGACCTCGACAAGCACGATGTTCCTGTGCCGATTACCTGGGAGCTGGTGGACTTCTGGCCTGACCGCCAGGTGATGAACCACAAGATGACCAACCTGACCTCCTGGAAGGACAGTTTCATGCGGAAGTGGCTTCACGGTGATGTGCGGAACCTGCTGCCTGACGATTTGGTGGAAGTCATCACTCCCGTGGTCAAGTACACCTGCGAGGGCGGCGACAACGAGAAGCCGAAGATGATCGAAACCGTTGATCCGCTCTTCCTTCTGTCCGAGCAGGAAATCTTTGGCCGAAAAATCTACTCCAACGGCGGGGAAGGTCACTGGTATGAGCTGTACCGGCAGGAGGACTTCTCCTATGCGAAAAAGTACCCTGACGGTGAGCGTGAATGGCGGTGGGAGCGGTCGCCTCGTTCCGGCGACACCGACGTTTTCTGCGGTGTGGGCAGTTCGGGCAACGCCAACTATAGCGCCGCCAGCAACAGTCGTGGCGTGTCCTTCGGCTTCTGCGTTTGATCTGTAATCCAAAACAATCCCGCCCCGGAAGGGGCGGTGAAAGTGTGAAGGGACAACGACATGACCAATAATAACCGCAAGACAGGAACCTCCTTTGAGCAACAGCTTTGTATCAGCCTTTCCGGGTACGGGTTCTGGGCGCACAACCTCGCTCAGAAGAGCCAGGGCCAGCCCTTTGATGTGATTGCGGCCCGAAACGGCAAGAGCTATCCCATTGACTGCAAAGTGTGTGAGAAAGACATTTTCCGCTTGGAGAGGGTCGAGGAAAACCAGTATTCCGCAATGACCCTCTGGCGGCAGACCGGGAACGGCGAGGGCTGGTTCGCCCTGAGAATGACCACCGGTGAGGTGTGGTTCATTTCCTTTGAGAACATGGAGAGAGCCATGCTGACCCGGAGATCGCTGTACTGGTCGGAGATCAAGCAGTTCGGGATTACCCTGGAAGAGTGGGTGTCGAAATGCACATGACGGTTTCGAGCCAGCTCCGCATTGACGACCCCACTCCTGAGCTGCTGGCCTGGTGCAAGAAGAACCTGGTGCTGGCGAACCCGGACTACGCCAAGAAAGCCCGGATGAACTTCTACCTGGGGAATACCCCGCAAAAGCTGTACCTCATGCAATGGGACGGCGATACCTTGGTGCTTCCCTATGGCTGTTTCAATGATGTTCTTCGGCTGGCTCCGTTCACCGATGTGTCCATGGCCTTTGCCCCGCAGCCTCGGGTTGATTACCGGTGCAACATTCCGCTCTATGATTACCAGGAGGCGGCGAAAGCGGCCTTGGCGGAGAGCGGGAGAGGGATATTGCAAAGTCCTGCCGGTTCCGGGAAAACCCAGATAGGTATTGCCCTGGCCTGTGAGATAGGCCAAAAAACCCTCTGGCTGACCCATACCCGGGACTTGCTTTTGCAGAGCAAGAACCGAGCGGAACAATACATGAGTCCGGCCCTGACTGGAACCATCACGGAGGGAAAGGTGCAAATCGGTAAGGCGATCACCTTCGCCACGGTCCAGACCATGTGCAATATCGACCTTGACCGGTACCGGGACACCTGGGGGTGCATCATCGTAGACGAGTGCCACCGGGTCGCCGGGACACCCACCGCAGTCACGCAGTTTTCCAAGGTGCTGAGTTCTCTGGCAGCAAAGCACAAATACGGCCTCTCTGCCACGGTTCACCGGGCAGACGGTATGATTGCCGCTACCTATGCCCTCCTGGGTAAAATCGCCTATCAGGTGCCGGAAGAGGCGGTTGCGGACAAGATCATGACCGTCAGCGTTCTTCCCCGGCCTACCCGGGTTGGTCTGAGCAAAGATTTCCTGGACACGGACGGCACGATCATCTATGCCAAGCTGGTGAATTATCTGGCAGAGGACTTTTGCAGAAACGGTCAGATTGTGGGTGACCTGATGCTCAACTCCGGCCATTACAACCTCATTCTTTCCGACCGGCTGGCCCACCTGGAATATCTGATGGCCCATCTTCCGAAACACCTGAGAGATCAGGCCGTAATGGTGGACGGGAAAATGACTTCCAAGAAAGGCAAGGCGAAACGGGAGCAAGCTATTGAGGACATGAGGGCCGGGAAAAAGCACTATCTGTTTGCAACCTACGCTCTGGCGAAAGAGGGGCTGGACATTCCCCGGCTTGACCGGCTGTACCTGACCACTCCGCAAAAGGACTACGCCATTGTCACGCAGAGCGTGGGGCGCATTGCCAGAACCTTCGAGGGAAAAGGAGAGCCGATTGTCTACGATTATGTGGATGACGGCATCCAGTACCTTGTCCGCAGCTACAAAAAGCGGTGTACTTCGTACCGCAAATGTGGGTGCAAAATAATGGAATAGGAGGTGACAAGGTGAAATTGGGCAGCTTGTTCGATGGTAGCGGCACCTGTCCACTGGCCGCTTCTGCGGTCGGTATCAAACCCGCCTGGGCCAGCGAAATCGAACCTTTTCCGATGGCTGTCACTCAGTCAAGATTTCCGAATATGACCCATCTCGGGGACATTACCAAAATGGACGGCTCTAAAATTGAGCCGGTGGATGTTATCACTTTCGGCTCACCTTGTCAGAATTTATCAATCGCCGGTAACCGGAAGGGGCTGGCCGGAGAACAATCCAGCCTCTTTCTTGAAGCGGTGAGAGTTATATCGGAAATGAGGTGTGCCACCAATGGAAGATACCCACAAATCGCAATTTGGGAGAATGTTTACGGAGCTTTTAGCTCGACACAGGGCGAAGACTTCCGAACAGTCCTCGAAACGCTCTGGCAAATCTGCGAAGGAAGCGATAGCGTTCCTCGATTTGAGGAAGACCGGTCAGGGAGGCAGAGATGGCCCCGCACCGGTTACATCCTGGGAGATTATTCCTCTCTCGCTTGGAGAGGACTTGATGCTCAATTTTGGGGAGTCGCCCAAAGACGCAAGCGTGTGTTCCTTGTCCTCGATCTTGGAGGACAATGTGCCGGACGGATATTATTTGAGCGAACGGGCTTGCGAAGGAATTTTAAGGAGGTCAGAAGAACGGGGAAAACCCTTAGACCCCCTGTTGAAGCGAGCTCTTCTGAACACGATTGCGTTTATGCAGTTGAAAACCACGCTCAGGACTGCCGAGCTACCCTCAGAGCAGATGGAATAATCCAGACCCTCGCCGGACGAATGGGTACAGGGGGGGGAATGTGCCAATCGTCCTCATTCGGAAACATGGGAAGGAGTCACCTTCGGAGAATTTAAGCAGACCGAGGTGGCAAATACCATGATGGCAAGAGATCACAAATTTCCTCGCTTTCTGGTTGGAGTTCCAATCCCTTATACGCTCAAAATTCGTGGAGGTTGTGAGGGGGGGGTAAGGGAGCTTTGATACAGAAAGATAAGAGCGCAACACTGGCCTGTGGAAATGACCAGACTCTCTTCGTTCCCACTGAAACGGAAGACGGGGAAGTGATTTATCTTGCCAGAAAATTGACCCCTACCGAATGTGCATCTCTTCAAGGCTTTGAAAAAGACTGGTGCGCCCTGGTTCCTCACAAAGACTCGGCAGAATACAAGATGTGGGGAAATGGGATGGCATTTCCGTGTATGCTCTATATCATGGAGGGCGTACAAGAAGTCCTGGCAGAGAGGTACTTGAACAACCTGTTTGGAGGTGAAACCCTTGAATGAAAGCCTCTTCATCTTCGACTGTGAGGTGTTCGCCTTTGACTGGCTTTTCGTGTTCAAGCACAAGGCCACGGGGGAATACACCGTAATTCACAACGACAATGAGGCTGTCAAACAGTTCATGGAGCAGGAGCCGCTTTTGGCCGGGTTCAACAATAAGCACTATGACCAATTCATTCTGAAAGCAGTCCTGGCGGACTACACGCCGGAAGAGGTGAAGGTGGTCAATGATTTTATCATCGTCCAGGGGCATGAGGGATGGGAACATCCTGATCTCCGTGAGAGCCGGGTCTACTTTGACCAATATGACCTCATGGACGATTGCCAGATGGGGTTGTCCCTGAAAGCAATCGAAGCGCACCTGGGCATGGACATTCGGGAAACCACCGTGTCGTTCAATCTTGATCGACCGCTGACCCCCGAAGAGCTGGAAGAGGTCATCTTCTACTGCAAGCACGATGTAGATGCAACCGACCGGCTGGATGACCTTCGGCAAGGCTACCTGTCCAGCAAATTGACCCTGGGCAAAGAGAAGGGAATCTACCCGGCCAAGGCTCTCTACATGACCAATGCCAAGCTGACCGCTGCCTATCTTGATGCGGAGCAGAAACCCCACTTTGACGAGAGGGAATACAAATACCCGGACACGCTGCTACGGCAGTATATCCCCCAGGAGGTATTTGATTTCTTTGACCGGCTGAAAGACATGAGCATCCCGAGCGAGGTGGTGTTCAAGGAGAAGCTGGAAATCATGGTTGGTGACTGCCCTTGCACAATCGCCTATGGCGGTATTCACGGTGCCATTCCCTGTTACCGGGAGGAAGCTACGGAAACCCGCACCATTCGCAATAAGGATGTTGCCAGCTACTATCCTCACCAGATGATCTTGAACGGGTATTGTAGCCGCAATATTCCTTCCCCGGATGTGTACGCTGCCACCATTGAGCGGCGGGTCAAGGCGAAAAAGGCCGGGGACAAGGCTACGGCCAATGCCTTGAAGCTGGTGCTGAACACCACCTACGGTGCCATGCTGAACAAGTACAATGACCTCTATGACCCTCTCATGGGTCGGTCGGTCTGCATTTCCGGCCAGTTACAGCTTCTCGAAATGGCCGTCCATCTCATTCAGGATTGCCCCACACTGAAAATCATCCAGCTCAACACCGATGGTATCATGGTCAGTCTGGATGATACCGATGTTCCCCGGTATCAGGAGATCACCGGTGAGTGGGAGCAGCGCACCGGCTTTGAGCTGGAAGAAGACCTGATAAAGATGATCTGCCAGAAAGATGTGAACAATTATGTTGAGGTTCCCTTTGAAGGTGACCCCAAAATCAAAGGCGGGGTTCTGGTTAGAGGGATTGCCCCGGCAGGAGCGTTCAATGTCAACAACAACGCCTGTGTGGTCGCCAGGGCAGTCAAAGACTGCCTCGCCTACGGGGTTCCCGTGGAACAGACCATCATGGGGTGCGACAATCTGCTGGACTTCCAACTGATCGCCAAGGCCGGGAGCAAGTATGGTGACGCTCTCCATGAGGTTGACGGGGAGTTACAGGTGGTGCAGAAGGTCAACCGTGTCTATGCCACTGACGATCACCGCATGGGGACGCTCTACAAGATGCACCTCTCAACCGGTAACCCCGTGAAGATTGCCGGGTTGCCGTCAAGGTGTGTGGTGGACAACGACAACCGCCTTTCCATCGAAGTCGTTGACCGTGACTGGTATATCCGGCTGGCGAAGCGATATGTCCGAGATTTTCTCGGGATAAAACCGCCGAAGCGGAACACCAGGCGAGTGAACAAGGTGAAGCGAGAGTTGACAGCTCTGTTGGAGGGCTAATTTTCGGAAATTACTCTCCAATGGTTTGATTAAAAACGGCGAAAAATCACCATTCAATATTCAATAGGAGGAATGTACCATGAAGAAAAACCCGGGGAGGGCGGAGCGCAGACGGTTGTTCTTCAACCGCCGCAGAGCCGCAGGAAAGCAGAGAGCGAAGATGAATGAGTATATCAGCTCTCACAAGTTTTTGAAGAAATTTCAGGAGGTATGAGAAAAATGGCTACCGAGAGTAAGAAGACCCCCGCCCCCGCCGTTGATTACAGCGGCATGAACATCTGCCGGAAGTTGCAGATTGCCCGGTTGAAGTTCCTGCAAGCCGGAGTGAAGAAGACCGGCAAGAACATCCACTTGGAGTTCATGTACTTCGAGCTGGCCGACATTGTTCCCGTGGCCGAGGCTATCTTCACCGAAGTGGGCCTGTTGATGGTTACCACCTTCGGCAAGGAGTACGCTGTTGCCAAGGTCTTCAACTGTGATGACCAGGACGAAGAGCCTATGATCTTCGAGGCCCCCTTCACCCAGATCGCTCCCATCGTGTCCAACAGCGGCAAGGTGGTGACGAACGAGATGCAAGCCCTGGGCAGCTCCCTCACCTATATGCGCCGGTACCTGTGGCAGCTCGTCCTTGACATTATCGAGGCCGACAGCATCGACAACACTTCCGGGGCCGGTGAGGACACTCCCACCCCTCCCCCGACTCCCAAGCCCACCAGAAAGGCCCCTGTGACCCCTGAGCAGCGCAAGGAGATCAAGACCGAGCTGACTTCCGCCCCGGAGGGTGCCGCCAGTGAGGAACAGGTCGCCACGCTGAAAGCGGAGCTGAAAAAGCTCATGGAGCTGGATGCGGAGCAGGAGAGCTTTGTCCAGAATGTGGCCGTGAAGACCGAGGGCTTCACCAAGATCACCACCGATGTGTGTGACCAGCTCATTTCCGGTGTCCGGGAGATGTTGGCAGCGTATGACACGCAGGAGGGTTGATAATGGAATGGGTTGACAACAAAATTCAGATTGTTCCCCCGAAGCGGCCCAAGAAGCTGACCGCTACCCGGTTCGCTACCATCCTCGGCCTCAACCCCTGGTCTACTCCCTTTGAGGTCTGGTGTGAGATCACCCGCACCTACCAGAAGCCCTTTGAGGACACGATCTACACCATTGCCGGTAAGACCATTGAGCCGAAACAGGCTGAGTACATGAAGAACACCTACTTCATGACCAATCTGGTCACCCCTACCGACATTTACGGGGAGAACTACTTCCAGAAGACCTTCGGTGACTTCTTCTCCGACACGCCGGTACTCGGCGGTATGTGGGACTACCTTCTGCATGGTAAGGACGGCAAGCCCGTGACCGTTTTGGAAATGAAGACTTCCAAGCGGGTTGAGGATTGGGCCGAGGACATTCCCGAGTATTACGCTCTGCAAGCGGCCCTTTATGCGTTCCTCCTGGGCGTGGACGATGTAATCATGGTGGCCTCCTTCCTGGAACCCGGGGACTACGAACACCCTGAGAACTTCGTATGCAGCCCCTCCAACACGATCACCCGGCCTTTCAAGGTATCTGAGCGGTACCCGGACTTTGAGAAGCGGTATGTGAAACCCGCCTTGAAGTGGTGGAAAGACCATGTGGAAACCGGCCTCTCTCCGGCCTATGACGAGAAGAAGGACGCTGAAATTCTCGCTGTCCTCCGTACCAACAACCTCTCCCCGGAAACCGACATGGCGGCTCTGGTGAAGGAGGCCGAAGAGCTGAAAGCCAAGCTGGATGCTCATGCCGCCGAGGTTGCCGATGACGAGAAACGGTACAAGACCCTGACCGAGATGATTAAAAAGGCGGCTATCCAGCAGTTCCGGGAGGGGGACAAAAAGGTGTCTGTCATCGGTTCCTCCTATCTCTGGGAGGTCAGCAAGAGTACCACCACCAAGATCGACAAGAACGCCATGAAAGCAGACGGGGTGTTGGAGAAGTACAGCACTACCGAGGAAAGCTACCGGCTGTTGCCGAAATCCATCAAGGAGGCATGACCTGATGAAATTCAAGAATTTTGTGAAGTCCCTGGCTTCCAGCGGGGTCATCTACAACCGGGGAGTCGAAGAGCTGCCCCTTGCCGACCGCTGGCTGGCCTCTCCTACGGCCATGATGCTCATTCCGCCCTCTGTGCGGAGCGTGACCGCTGCGGCCATTCAGGAAATGCCCCAGGGCATTTCCAAGATGCTTGACCAGATCGGTCACACGGACTATGCGGTTCTGTCCGAGGCTATCATGCCCTATCCCGATGGGGCAATCAAGGACTGCGTTCGGGTCTATAAGACCCAGGCCGGTGACATTTCCGTGAAGATCAGCAACGATGACTGGAAGCTGATTGAGAAGACCGACACCTGTGAAATCCTGTATGCCTACGACATTGACACCAACACCAATGTCGGAAAGGCTCTGCTGGTGAAGAGCTTCCCGGTACTGCCCGGGGACGAAGAGGAACTGGTGGGCATCATCTTCCCCATCTCTGACGAAATCTAAGGAGGACAATGAACAATGGCTAAAATTGGTTTGAGTGATGGGTTTTCCCTTATCCCCGAGGGTACCCATGTCTTCAAGATCACCGGGGTCAGCTACAAGGAAGCCTTTGGCAAGCTGGAAGTCACCATGCAGACGCAGAGCGGGGCCAAGCACATTGAGCGGTTCTCTCTGCTGAAAGCGGACGGGTCTGCCAACGAGGGTGCGCTCAATGCGTTCAGCTACTTTGCGAAGACCGCCTTGCAGGACTTCGAGCTGTCCGAGATCGACCACGAAGACCTTGTGGGCCACTTCATTGAGTGCGACATTGAGCATGATGTTCAGCCCAACAAGAACAAGCCGGATAAGACCATCACCTTCGCCCGTCTGGCCGATAAGCGGCCCTCTGACGGCTGGGATGACCAGGCTGCCCCCGCACCCGCCACTCCCAAGAAAGCCGCTCCTGCGGCCTCCCAGGCGGCTCCTGCGGCCCCTAAGTCCAAGAGTGACCTGATGGCTCTTCTGGGCTGACCCCTGACGAGGGAGGTCGGCTATCATTTCCGGCCTTCCTCTCCAATGGTTTGTTGAAAACTCTGTGGAAAGTGAGGATAGGATACTTTGACCACGACAAAGACAAAGGTTCAGCTTCACCGGGAAGTCTGCGAGGAAATCAATGACCTCTATGCCCGAAAGAACCACGATTACGGTGACAGTTTCCACCAGACCTTCGTTGAAGAGGGTATGGCAATGGCCCGTATCAGGCTCGGGGACAAGTTCAACCGGTTCAAGACCCTCTCCCGGGGCGGGGAGCAGAAGGTCAATGACGAGTCTATCCGGGACACCCTGATTGACCTCGCCAACTACGCCATTATGACCGTAGTGGAAATGGAGGCGGCGAAGCATGACGCTGAATGAGTACCAGAAAGCCGCCGAGCGCACCTCCGGCAATCTCAGCCCGTGGGACAAGATCAGAAACGGGTGCTACGGCCTGAACGGAGAGGCCGGTGAGTGTATTGACCTTCTCAAAAAGGTCGAGTTCCAGGGCCATGACTTCAACCCTGATAAGCTCCTGGACGAGCTGGGTGATGTGCTGTGGTATGTGGCCCAGACGGCTACCGGCCTCGGGGTGACCCTTGAAGCCGTGGCCCAGCACAATGTCGATAAGCTGAAAAAGAGATACCCGGAGGGCTTTGACCCTGACCGGAGTGTTCACCGGCCCGAATATGAAGGAGGTGCCGCCCATGAGTGACTGCTTCTATAAGTCCGATTTGCGGGACTTCTGTGACCTGATGATGCTCCCTGACGGTACGCCCATCATCCCGGTTGATATGCTGGACTGGCTGGCAAGAAAGGGCTTCTTCCGTTCCCCGGCCTCTACCCGCTTTCACGGGGCAACCGAAGGTGGCCTCTACCGGCACTCCGCTTCCGTCATGCGGTTCCTTGTCCAGCTCACGAAGGACAACGGCCTCCACTGGCAGCGGGAGATTTCTCCCTATATCGTGGGTATGTTCCATGATCTCTGCAAGATTGACCAGTACAGGTGTGAGCGGCAGGAAAACACTATCCGCTGGGAGTACAACCCCGACACGCTCTTCAAGGGCCACGGGGAGAAGTCGGTCATGCTGCTGTCGCAGTTCTTCCAACTGACCGAAGAGGAAATTGCCTGTATTCGGTATCACATGGGAGCTTTCACCCCGGAGAAGGAGTGGAACGATTACACCAGGGCCGTGAAGATGTGGCCCAATGTCCTTTGGACGCACCATGCCGATATGTTGGCAAGCCATGTGGAAGGAGTTTGACCATGAAAATCATTGAACCCAAGGTTGAGCTTATCAACTCTCCCGCCTATTTTGACCTTCTCTCTCTGACTGAGCTGGCCGGACGCACCTGCTACAAGTCCGAGGCCAAGATCAGTGAGGGCAGCGCAGAGAAGTTTGTCCAGAACATTTTGAAGCGGGGCCATGAGGCCGTCATTGAGCATGGCAGCGTGACCGTTCGCTTCACCTGTGACCGGGGAGTGAGTCATGAGATCGTCCGGCACCGGCTGGCTTCCTACTGCCAGGAGAGTACCCGGTACTGCAACTACGGGAAGGAGCAGTTCGGCACCGAGATCACCTTCATTGCTCCGGCCTGGACTTCCGAAGGGCATCTTCCCTATACCCTGTGGAAAAAGGCTTGCGAGGAAGCCGAGCAGAGCTATTTCAAGCTGTTGGACATTGGCTGTTCTCCCCAGGAGGCCCGGTCTGTTCTTCCCAACAGCACGAAGACCGAGGTGGTCATGACGGCCAATATCCGGGAATGGAGGCATTTCCTCCGGCTTCGCACCTCTCCCGCCGCTCACCCTGACATGAGAGTGGTGGCCCATCGGCTTCTCAACATTTTCAAGGCGAAGTACCCGGTGTTCTTCGAGGACATTGAGGTGTGAGCCATGATTGTGAAGAAAGCCGGAGGGAAAGTCTACGGTGCTACCTTCACCGCTGCCGAGCGCAAGGCAATGAACATGGAGATCAATCGGCAAATCATCGAAGCGGACAAGCGGTACACCGATGACATTGACGCAATGATACTCTACACCCTGGCGGTTCACCTGGGCTTCGGCCCGAAGAGGCTCAGACGCTTTTATGAGGCCGTTGCCGCAGAGCATGACCGCCTCATTCGCCACTACGAAATGCCCGATGACTACACCTGGCTCTGCAAGGAAGAGCTGAAAAAGATCGGCGTAGATGTTGAGGCATGGAACAGAGAAAGGGGAAGTATTCATGACATTCGTGAACAATAACGGGAAAGTCCCGTACATCATGGTCGCCGGTGCTGACCATGTTTCCGGCGAAATGCCGCTGGAAGCGGCGGAGCAGATTTACAACCAGGGCGAGAAGAGGGCCAGCAACCGGTTCCCCGGCTATCCCGTGTGCGTTGACAGCAAGTATTTCTTCGCCACCAAGCAGCGGAAGAGGAAGCCGGTCAATGAGTAAGCTGTTCCTGGCAGCTCTGATCTCTTTGCTCTGCCTGACCTCATGCACCGCCCGTACCCCGGAGGCCACGCCGGAGCCTCTGCCCACTCTGCCGGAAGAAACGGTAATCCCCGAACCCGCTCCGACTCCTGAGCCGTGGAGTGAGGAAGAGGTTACCGTCCTGGCGAAAATGGTCTGGGGAGAGGCCCGGGGTGTCCCCTCCGATACCGAGAAAGCGGCCTGTGTCTGGTGCGCTCTCAACCGTGTAGATCATGGCTATGGGTCGCTGGTGACCGTTGTAACCGCTCCATATCAATTTGTCGGGTATGATGCAGATAACCCGGTTGATGATGAAATTGAAGCCCTCTGCGAAGATGTTCTGTCCCGCTGGTACGCCGAGAAAGATGGTGAGGCGGATGTGGGCAGAGTTCTTCCTTCCGATTACCTGTGGTTCACCGGTGACGGAAAGCGCAACCACTTCCGCAACGCCTACCGTGGCGGACAAATCTGGGATTGGAGTCTTCCTACTCCCTACGAAAGCTGAGGTATCTGTCATGTATGAAAAAATACCCGAGGAACTGAAAGAAAAAGCCCAATGGGTCAATGTCTGGAACAGCAGTAAGGTACCCATGCAGACCGGGCAGAAAAAGGCCGCTTCCTCTATGCTGGCTGATACCTGGGGGACTTTTGAGTGTGCCGTCCTGAATGTGGAGAACGACATTTATGACGGCATCGGGTATGTTTTCAATGATGACGGTTTGATCGGCATTGACATTGATGCTGGTTTTGACGATGGCTTTCTGACACCCCTGGCGGCTGACATTATCGGTCGTTGCGGCTCCTACACGGAGAAGAGCCGGAGCGGGAGAGGTGTTCATGTCCTCTTAAAAGGCTCCCTCCCTTTCAAGGGCCGCAACAACCGGAATGGCGTGGAGATATATCGGAGTGGCCGGTACTTCATTATGACCGGCAAGGTGATTATCTATTCGGAGATCATTGAAAACCAGGAGGCGATTGACTACATCGTGTCCAAGTATTTCCCAGATGCTCCGAAGGAGGGTACCGGCCTCTCCGCTCCCCAGCGGATATATTCTCCCGTCTACCGGAAACCAGAGAACGGGAAGATCTCCGTGAAGCCCGAATATCCCCCAATTACCACCGGAAGCCGGAACCTCAGCCTGACTTCCCTGGCCGGTCAGATGCACAACCAGGGATATTCCAAGGCGGACATTTACAAGGAGCTGCTGTATGCCAACACTCAGGCTTGTAAGCCGCCCCTTCCCCGCTCCGAGATTGAAACCATCGTAAATTCTGTAACCAGATACAGGAGGTAACTATGAAACCCTATCAGCGTGGAGATGTTGTTATCATAGATGTTCCCATCCCGGCCTCCGGCCATGTTCAGGGCGGTAAGCGGCCCTGGGTCATTGTCCAGAACAACATGGGCAACCAGTTCTCCGCTACCAGCATCGTAATCCCTCTAACCACAAAGATGAAGCGGCTGGAAATGCCCACCCATGTCGCCTTTGTGTGGGAGAACCTGGAACCGAGCATGGCCGAGTGCGAACAGGTGCGGGTCATCGACATTACCGATGACTGGAAGTATGTCTGTACTCTTCCGCCTCAGATCATGGCCCATATCGACACGGCTCTGAAAAACGCTTTCTTCTATGGGGGGGTGTAGCAGATGGAGAATAAGCAATATTGCCCTCTTAACGCCGCTACGGACGAGGTTTTGCATTGCTGCCGAGAGAAATGTGCGTGGTGGGATGAAGACGCTCAGGCTTGTGCGGTGCTGGTGATAGCGAAGACAATGAGGAAGGTGACGAGAAATGGCAGATGAAATCATGACCACGGAAGAGCAGGAACTTTTTCAGCTCTCCAATGGCCGTTACATCATGGACAAAGACCTGTCCCAGAAGATGTTCTATATCAAGGAGTCCAAGCCGGAGCGGAGCCACCAGATCAGCGGTACCGGCTATTCCTGGGACGAGTCCGGCATGGCGGAGCTGTTTTCCGAGTGCTACAAAAATGATACCCGCTTCTGCCCGGAGGCGAAGTGCTGGTACACCTATTCCAACGGGGCATGGCGGAAGGACATTGGCTCTCTTCTGGTAGCCGAGAAGATCAAGGAGTTCTGCCGCCTCATGGCCCTCTACTGCGGGGAGATCGACAACGAAGACCGCCGCAGAGAGTACATGAAGTTCATCGTGAAGATGGGTGACCGCCGCTTCCGTGACCGGCTCATGAAGGACGCTGCAAGCGTCATGCCCATCACGGCAGAACAGTTTGATGCGAACCCCTATCTCATAAACTGCCTGAACGGCACCTATGACCTGGAAAAGATGGAGTTCCGGGAACACGACTGGCGGGACTTCCTCACCATGCAGACCGGCTTCGACTACACCTTGCAGGACACCCGCTGCCCTCGGTGGGAGCAGTTCATTTCCGAAGTGACCTGTAATGACCCGGACAAGGCTGAATATCTGCAAAAGGCCCTGGGCTACTCAATGATCGGCATGGCGAATGAAGAGTGTATGTTCATTCTCCACGGCAAGACTACCCGCAACGGGAAGTCTACCATGCTCAGTGCCATTCACCATCTCCTGGGCGATTACGCCTCCGTGTCGCCGGTGTCCATCATTTGCAAGTCCGACCGCTCCAAAAACGCCGAGGCGGCGAACCCCATGCTGGCATCCCTCAAAGGCAAGCGGTTTGTCACCATGGCCGAGAGCAATCAGTATGGCAAACTGGACGAGGAAACGATCAAGCAGCTCACCGGTGGCGAAGAGATCAAGGCCCGGAACCTTTACGAAGCCACCACGACTTTCCTGCCTCAATTTACCCTATGGCTGTCCTGCAATGACCTTCCTTCCGTCAATGATAAGAGCCTCTTCGCCTCCGACCGTGTGCGAGTGGTGGAGTTCAACCGGCATTTCTCCGAGGACGAGCAGGACAAGAACCTCAAAAATGAGTTCCAGACCCCGGAGGCCATGCGTGGCATCTTCACCTGGCTCTTGGAGGGCTATTTCAAGTACAAGCGGTTCGGCCTGAAAATGTCCCCTGAGATGCATCAGGTGGTCAAGCAGTATGAGAAGGACAATGACCTGGTTTTGCAGTTCTTGGAAGAGAAGTGTGAAAAGGCCGAGGGTGCCTACACCAGAGCGAAGAGCCTCTACGACTCTTACAAAATCTGGTGTAAATCCAATGGCTACTTCGTGTGTAGCGCAAAGCGGTTCAACGCCGACATGGAGGCTCACCCTGAATGGCATAGCGGGAAGACTGTCTACTCCGGCTACCCCACCTACCGGAACATTCGCATGAAAGGGGGCGCATGAGGTCGTGGCCTACTGGAAGACACATGAGTTTGAGGTTTCTATCCCCGCCGCTGATCTCAAACCTGGGATGCGGGTATGCGTCCCGAGAAAAATCACCTATGGATGGAACAACTATACCGGCCTGACCTATTACCGCCCCTTCACCATCAAGCGGGTCACCTCGAAAAAGACCAAGGTGGTATGTGAGGACGGCACCGAGTTTTTCACCAAGGAAACGGTATTCCTCACTCCGGTTCATGAAATGAACATCGAAAATGAGAGGGCCAACCTGTTTCAGAAGATGGGCAAGATCATCACGGCCCTGGACAGAGCCTCTTGCCGCAGCTATATCGGCTCCTATGAAGAGATGAAGGAGGCCGCTGACCACCTGGCCGCTTTCTACGACTTTTGCATGAGAAATTCTCAGGAAGGATGATTTCATGAACAAGAAGAATATGCGCCGTATTCACATTCTGGTCACGGCGCAGACCGCAAAGAACCTGGAAAAGCTGGCGGCTATGGCCGGGTACTTCGAGATCGGTCGAGTGGTGGACAAGATGACCCGGGAGAAGATGCTTTCCCTCCGGCATGAGAAAGGAGATGGGTTGAGTGAGTAACAATGACCACCTCAAAGACCTGTTAAATGCGATTGGTGTCCTGGCTGAAACGAGTCTCCTTTTCTACCGGGCCGTCATTCAGACCGGTGCGAGTGAGGAAGAGGCGAAATTCTTGACCCAGGCTCTCATTCGAGCTTCCATGACCAGTAACCCCACCCAGGAAAGCGAGGGGGAGGGATGATCTACAACTACTGCAATCATACCGAGGGCAAGTGTCCTTGCCTCACCTGTGCCGAGAGGGATTGCCCTTCGTGTGACGGCACCGGCCCGGGAAAGTATGGCGTGGACACTGACCGCCTGTGCGCCCGGGCAAAAGCCTATTGCGAGAGTGGAAGGAGTGAGTTCGGTGACCGTAAAAGACCTGAAAGCGAAGCTCAGTAACATTCCCGAGGAAGCCTCCGTGGAGATCGTCATGTGCGCCAACGACAACCCCCTGTCCGATGGGTGCCGGGTGAACAGCGTGTGCTACTTTGAGTGGCTGCAAAAGGACGG